GAGAATGCGGCTTCACAGGCCATTACTTTTGATGTTAATATAGGCAATGTAGCTTCTGAATACTATGTGTTGGATGGTACGGCAAATACTGTAACACTCTCAAAAGACTATAGACCTGCTAACACTCTATACGTTACTGTAGGTGGTTTAGTGCAAGAACCTGGAATTAACTATACTACAGATTCTACCACTCTTACACTTATCAACACCTACCCAATTCTAAATGGTACTGATGTTGAAGTACGCTATCTTCCTTACACAGGAGAAATTGCAGCACCAACTTCTTCAGGACCTTCAGGCCCCTCACAAGCACAAGGATCTAGCCATGGGTATACTAGTGGCGGTACTACACCGGTAGAAATGAGGAACACAATAGATAAATTTCCTTTTACCTCAGATACAAGTGCTACTGATGTAGGAGACTTAAGTAAGGATAGATGGAGATCTGCTGGGCAATCGTCGTCTACAAATGGATATGTTAGTGGCGGTAACGAGAGGAACGCGGGTACCTGCAATATAATAGATAAATTCCCATTTGCAGTAGATACAAATGCTACTCACGTTGCAGACTTAACGAGTGTAAAGGAACAAGTAACTGGGCAATCATCTACAACTCATGGATATACTAGTGGCGGAGTCACCGCAGCGGTTACAAATGAAATAGAAAAATTCCCATTTGCGTCAGATACAAATGCTACTGACGTTGGAAACTTAACTGCAGCAAGACGCTTTGTAGCAGGACAATCTTCGTTTACTCATGGATACACTAGTGGAGGACTCTCACCTGGAACAGGGTATCATAACGTTATAGATAAATTCCCATTTGCGTCAGATACAAATGCTACTGACGTTGGAGACTTAACTCAAGCTAACTTTGGTCAGGCAGGTCAATCTTCTTCTACACATGGATACGCTAGTGGAGGCAGTAATGCGCAAGCAGCGTCAAATAATATAGATAAATTCCCATTTGCATCAGATGATAATGCTACAGATATTGGAAGCTTAACTGCAACAAAGTATGGTATAGCTGGACAATCCAGTACTGAATTTGGATACGTATCAGGGGGATATTCTACTCTTGATACTATAGAAAAGTTTAGTTTTACAGCAGACGGTAATGCCACTGATGTCGGAGAATTAACTGTAGCAAGATACTATATGGCCGGACAACAAGTATAAAGGATATAATAATGGCAAAAGCAAAAGATGCAAAAAGACTTCCTAGTGGAAAAATTAAATATCGTGGAGAAACTTATGCAGGATTCAATAAACCTAAACGTAACACTTCAGGATCTCAACATAAACAAGTTGTACTCGCTAAAAAAGGTGATGAAATTAAAGTAGTGCGCTTTGGTCATAAAGGCTATGGACATAACTACTCTACTACAGCGCGTAAGAGTTATATGGCTCGTAGCGCTGGTATTAAAAATAAGTCTGGTCAACTAACTAAGAACGACAAGTTCTCAGCTAACTATTGGGCTCGTAAAAAGCTTTGGGCAGGTCCAGGCGGAGCTAAAAAGTCTCCTAAAAAAGGTGGACCAAGAAAATGAGTATTAATTTATTAGAAGAAAGTTTTGAAGTTACTTTAAATAAGGCTGGTCCAGGGGAAGATTATGATTATGAAGGATACATGGTTCGTACACAACTTAGACGTATGGAAGCTCAAGCTTCAGAACTGATCAAAATGATTGAAGATAATGAACAGTTTCCTGCATGGCTTCAGTCTAAAGTAACCCTAGCATCCGAATATATGGACACAGTTTACGACTTTTATAAGTATAGTGACTATTCTATTACTTCTTCAGAGAATGAGGACTAATTAAAACAAAATTATATTTGACACAAACTCCTGATTAGCGTATATTAACTATATAACTAATCAGGAGTTTTTTTTATGGAATATTTCAATCAAGATCAAGAGTCTTGGCGTATTTCTCAATGTTGTCAGTTTCACGATAAAACTCTGGCAAAAAGATACAACTTAGGTACTACTACTAAAACCTATGCACTAAAAGAAGGTGGTAAGCAAAGAGTACAAGAAAAAGCACTTAGCAACTGCAAAAAACTACTAGATATTTTAACTACTTATTTTCCTACTCAGCCCCATAATTTGCGTAGTTTTAGAATCTCTTCTGAGCTTTTTCCTTGTTATACTCTAGACTTTACAAAGGAGTGGTATGATGAGATTAGAGATGAAATTAAAGATATACTAAGCAGAGCTGGGGCAGAAGCCAAAAAACATCATGTACGTCTTTCAGTTCATCCAGGACAGTACACTGTTTTAGCGTCTAATAGGGCTGATGTTGTAGAAAAATCTGTGGAAGATCTAGAATATCATGCTTTGTATGGTAAATATATGAATATTCCTGCAGAGGAATTTACAATGAACATTCACTTACAAGGACTTTACGGAGGTAAACACGAAGATGGAATTAAACGTTTTGCAACCCACTTCCCCTATCTATCTGACTACGCGCAACAGTGCCTTGCAGTTGAGAATGAAGATAAACCCAACGGATACGACATTGCGCACACCCTTGAACTTGCACAGAGAATCCCTATACGATGCACACTCGACACGCATCACTATGCCTGCCATAGAATGGTTGAGACAGAAAAGGTTAAATTGGGAGAGAAAACCGTCAATAGAAAAGTGCGTGACGTTGTACACATCACACATACCTCTGACTTCTTCAAAGAAGCAGTCAAAACATGGAGAAAAGTAAGACCTCTTTTCCACAAGTCTCAATCTTTTCATCCAGATAATCCAAACTACTGGATGAAGCCGAATGCGCACTCTGAAATTTATTGGGACGAAAACTTAATGTCTAATCATGTTCCAATGTTAGAATATGCAGATTTTGATGTTGAGGCTAAATTTAAAGAAGTAGCAGTACAAAAGTTCTTTGAATATATCAAAGTCGAAGAAGAGTATGCAGGTGAGCCTATAGTAACTAAGAGAGCAGTATAATGATAGATTATAAATTTAGAGAACGTGAGCTTATAGAAGAGCTTCAAAGATATATAGATAGCACTTATGAAGAACACTATTCTCAAAATAAATTTCAATCTACTGAGGTTGTTATTGATCGGGGTCATGGTACCGGTTTTTGCATGGGTAATATAGATAAGTATACAAATAGATATGGTAAAAAAGGAAATCATGCTGATGCTAGAAAAGACCTTATGAAAATTTTACACTATGCTTTGATACAACTATATGTACACGATGAAGAAAAAAGAAAAGCTGTAGAGTTCTCAACTAAAAGAGCACAAAAAATAGAAGATAATCCTGGATGGTTACGTGAAGAATAGACTATTTCAAAATAAAAAACCACCAAGCTCTTTAGATAGAGAAGTGATAGCTAGGCAGTTTGTTAGAACGCTTGAAAAAGTAGATAAGTTTCAAGTAGAACAACTATACGAAAATAGCTGGGTAGCTTTGAAAATAAGAACACCAGGAAAATTAAGAAAGCTATTTAAAAGATTCAAAGATGAGAGATATACTCTCATTCATGATAAAGAGGGGGTTTTCATTTATATAGATGAAAAAGTAACTCCAATTGATGTTAGAATGTTAATTGGAGAAATCATTTATAAGTCGAGAACCATTAATGATACAAGACTTGATACGCTTCGCAAAGTTATCAGCAGAGGTTTACGGAGATTTGCAAACTATATCTCTCCCAAACCAAACAAATAAAAACATATATGATAAAAATGGTACACAGGCTGTTTCTATCTCAACACCTGAATACATAGTTATTATTTTTAGAGGCACTGAGCCAACAGAGATGGCAGATATTGCTGCAGATTTAAAAACTTTTCAAACAAAAGGGTCTCTTGGTAAAGGAGATGTTCATGTTGGTTTTAAAGATGCATTAGATGAAATCTGGGAAGAATTAAACTTGTGGGTTACTGAGCATAAACATAATAAAAAAATAATCACTTGTGGCCACTCTTTAGGAGGAGCCTTAGCTACCTTATGCGCTTCTAGACTTAGTGCAGATTTATGTTATACATACGGATCTCCAAAAGTGGGAGACTCTAATTGGGTATCTGGGTTTACAACTAAACACTATAGAGTAGTTTC